AGCTGGCGGTGAAATTGACCTGGGCGCGGATCTGCCGGGAGCCCTCGGCGCGGCCGCGGCGGGCGCCGGTGTTGATCGCCAACCTCGCCGCCTGCTTGGCCTGGCGCGGCATGGTCACCACCAGATCGCGATAGCCGCGCAGGCCCACGGTGGTCAGCCCGAACCCCGCCATCAGGCGCGCTCCACCACTACCCGCGCCTCGATCGACGTGGGTGCCAACAGGCGCGCGATCCGGAACTGCTCGCCGGTCTCGGTCACCGTGACCACAGCGCCGATCTCGGGGGCGTCGAACTCGGCCCGGGCGAACACCAGCACCACCTCGTCGTCGTCCAGCTCGATGGTCTCGAACTCGCCGCCACCCTGGCGCACCAGGCGCGCACCCTGCTGGACGCGGACCGACAGGGGCAGCGCCGGGCCGAGATCCGGCGGCTGGTAGCTGGCTTCGAGCGCGGCCCTGGCGTGCAGGTCGGCGCGGGCGCGGGCGCGGATCTCGTGCAGGGTCGCCATGTCAGCCTGCGCCGCAGCCGGGGCGCGGCGCTTGGGTTGGTGCGCCGGCCCGATTAGCGATGAAGCCGGCCTCGATCAGATAGGCGGCGCGAGATTCATCCTCCATGATGATCCTGTCGCCGGGCCGGTAGACCACACGGTGACGCCCACCGGCATCGGTGAGCATCGGTCGCAGCACACGGTAGGATCGGTCCAACATGACGGAAGCCCCTGCCCGGTCCGCCCGGGCGCTGTGGATGGGTGCGATCAGCTCTTGCCGCGGCTGCGGCGCGGTGCTCGGGTGGCGGGTTCTTCCGCTTCCGCTTCAACTTCCGGTTCTGCCTCGGCTTCGGCATCCGCGTCGCCCTCATCGGCAGACGCCTCTGCACCGTCGCCATCGAGATCGTCGGCGTCACCGGGATCCGTATCCCCATCCCCCAGGTCGAGATCGGCCGGATCCGGCGCGTCGCTGGTGGCCGCGGGGTTGGCGCGCTGGGGCGCGGCGGCGCCGGGCTTGGAGATGAACCCGGCGTCGATCAGGTAGGTGGCGCGGGCTTCGTCATCGATGTGGATGCAGTCTCCCGGCTCGCAGGCCACGCTGGGCTTGCCGTCGACATCGGTCACCAGGGAACGCAGTACGCGATAGGTTTGCTCACTCATAACAGGGTCCTCAGCCCCGGCGGCGGACCGCCGGGGCGCTGTGGATCAGCACCATCAGTTGCTGGAGAAGCCGCGGCGCAGCACGGCCGGGATGGTGCACAGGCTGATGGGGTTGGACTGCGCCCACAGATGGGCGCCCTTGTCGTTGCTGTCCGCCTTCAGCTTGCCGTAGCGCGGCAGGCCGATGGTGTTGACGGTCTCGTTCCAGTCGGCGGGGGCGTAGTAGGTGCGGAACAGCCCGGGCACGCCAATCGGGAAGAACCGGCACTCGTCGGCGGCGATGTATGGCGTGCCGCCCACCGACCCCCGGTAGTTCTCCCAGAGGATGCCGCCGTAGCGGAAGCTGTCATAGGCCAGCGGGGTGTCGCGCAGGGCCAGCGCCTGCTGCTGGCTGTCGTAGGCCTTCACGGTCTTGTCGTGAGTGACGAACTTGTCAAAAAAGTCATCACCGCAGAATGCGCGCACACCACCCAGGGGCACGCCGCCGAGGCGGTCGGCGATGCCGCGCACCACCTGCTGGCATTTCTGGTGGATGTTGGTGGTCGCGGTGCCGAGCACGAAGTCCATATCGGCGAGCGGGGTCACCCCGAACTCCGAGAACAGGTCCCAGATCACGGTCACGCCGTCGCTCTCCACCACCTTGCCCTTGATGGCGCCCAGGTAGAGGTGCTCCATGGTGGCGTCGATGCTGCGGAACATGCCCGCGAAGCGGTCGTTCACCACCCCCTGCACGGTGCGCAGGGCATCGTTGGAGCCGAACTCGCGCACCCCCTGCACCTCATCGGCCATCACGTTGGCGTCGAGTTGCAGGTGCACCGCCTCGATGCGGCGGATGGCGCCCTTGTCGGCGGCGTAGGGCTGGCCGGGGCCGCCGCGGGGCGTCGGGTCGACCAGCGTCAGGGTGCCGCGGATGTTCTCGATGGCCACGGAGGTGGTGGGCACGCCCTGCTCCATGAACAGCGCCATCATGCCGATGCGGCCGGGTACATAGGGCAGTTCGTTGACTGCCTGGGTGACGGATACGATGCCGAAGGCGTCGTTGTTCCAGATGTCCAACATGGTTGAATCCTCTTGGCAGAGCCCCTGCGGGCTCGAAAACGGCAAGCCCGGAAGGGCTCCAAAAAAAAGAGCCCCGCAGGGCTCAGAGACGAAGAGCCCCGCAGGGCTCGGCAAACAAGCCCCGCAGGGGCCGGGCATCAGCCGCGCAGGATGAGCCCCAGCGCGGTCAGGTCAGCCTTGCCGGCGGTGATGCCGGCGGCGTCGTTGCCGCCCCAGTCGAGCAGGTTGGCGTTGAGCTCCATGTCCCGGGACGCTACTGCCACGGCACGGTGGCCATCGGTGGTGTCGGTGTAGGCGCCGAGCACCGCGACCGCAGCCTCGCTGCCATCGCTGGCGGCGTTGTCGTAGGCCACATGATGGCCGGGCACCTTGGTGACGCTGATGGTGAAGGTGTCGCCCACCACGAAGTCGGTGGCGCCATCGGCCAGCGTGAAGGCCAGCCCGCCGGCATCGAAGGCCACGGCGACGGTACCCGTGCCCACGGCGGTACCATCGGGCGCGGTCAACGAGAAATCGCCGGCGTTGGCGGCCGCCGCGGTGATGGTGAGCGTGTAGTCGCCCACCTGGGCGGGGCTGGATACGGTGACCGCACCCATGGTGCCGTCACCGGTGTTGCCGGCTCCGGCGGCGGAGGTGGCGGCACCGGTGGCGATCAGGCCAAGCACGGCGCCGGCCACCAGCTTCTGCCCCTGCATCAGCGAAACATTGTCGCGGGCGCGGGTGCGGTTGGCTTCGCTGAGCACGAACTCCCAGTCGTGCATGGGTTCATTCAGAGTCGTCATCAGAAATCTCCTGTGGTTTCAGCGGCAGCGCTCAGGCGCTGCGCAGCTGCTGGACGGTGGCGCGGCGGGCGGCCATGAAATCGTGCGAGGTCTTCACCGGCGGGCGCTGCTGGGCGCTGTCACCGGCGCCGGGGCCCACCTGGGGCATGGGATTGGCCTCCATGGCGCGCTCCAGTGCGGAGCCATCGGCGGCGGCCTGGGGGCTGGCCTCGAGCACGCCGATCGCCTCCTCGGCGGGCAGCTGGGTGCGGGTGGCCAGGTACACCGCCTGCTCGCTGCGCGCCTGGGCGGCATCGCTGCCCAGAATGGCGGCGATGCGCTCGCGCTCGGCCTGGGCGCCGGCGGTGCGCGCGTCGTCCAGATGGGCCTGGCTGAATTGCTGGTCCTGATTGACTTGATTGGGCGCTGCACCGCCCGCGGATTGATCGGTCATAGCTGGTGCTCCTGTCGAGCGGTGAGAAACCGGCGCGGCGGCTGCCGAACCGACGGAATGCCCGCCCAGGAACTCCCGGAACGAGGCGAAAAACTCATTGACGGCCAGGGCGCCATCGGCAAAGCCGTTGGCCAGCGCCGCCTCCATGCCGTAGATGCCGGCCTCGGTGGCCAGCACGTCGGCCAGCTCCAGGCCGCGCGCGGCGGCCACGCGGCCGGCGAACTCGCGGCGGCCGGCGTCCACCTCCGCCTGCAGGCGGTCGCGCACCGGCTCTGGCAGCGGTTCGAAGGGGTTGCCGTCGACCTTGCGGGCGCCGGAGTAGATCAGGTTGACGGTCAGGCCGAACTCATCGAGCGCGCGCGACATATCCAGGTGCATCAGCACCACCCCCACGCTGCCCACCTGGGCGCTGGCGGTGCCGTGCAGGCGGTCGGCGGCCGAGCCCAGCGCATAGCCGGCCGACAGCGCATAGTGCTTGGCGAGCGCCCACACCGGCTTCACGGCGGCGGCCGCGGCGATCGCATCGGCGCACTCGAAACAGCCCACCGCCTGGCCGCCGTGGCTGTCGATCAGCAGGGCGATGCCCGCCACCCCCGGGTCGGCGACGGCGCGGGCCAGGTCGGCCTCGATGGCGTCATAGCCCGTCATCCAGGGGTTGCGGCCGGCGTAGTTGGCAATCAGGGTCCCGGAGATGGGGATCACCGCGATGCCCGGGCCATCGTCCGCGCCCGGCAGCGCGAGATGGGCGGCGGCCTGGGCGTCGTCGGGCAGCAGCATGCGCTCGCTCGCCATGGGCAGCAGCGCGAGGTTCCGCGCCGCGGTGTCCGAGAGCAGCGCAGGCGTGAGGTTGAAGCGCTCCGCAATGGGGCGCCAGAGATCGGGTTTCATCGGTTGCTCCGGGCCGCCGGCGGCGGCAGGTCGGCAGGATGGGCTGTTCGGTGGCGGCTCAGTCGTTGGTGGCGAAGGCGGTGCTCACCGCCTGCTGCATCAGGGTGTCGCTCAGCTCCCCGCCGCGCACGCGGATGCGCGGCTTGCCGGCGTTGGCCGCTGCGCCGGCCGGGCCTTGCGCAAGGCTCTGCTCGTCGATGCCCAGGGCGACGGCGCGGCGCCGCTCGCGGGCGCGCTGGTCCTGCACCTCGCGCCAATCCTCGCCGGAGATCTCCGCGCTCTCGCGCTCCAGGGTGGAGAGGTCGTTGTCCATGCGCAGTACGGCGGCGGCGGTCTCCTTGACCGGATCGATCTGGCCGCGGCCGGCGCCGCGCCAACTGCTGGCGGCATAGGCCGATGGATGGTCCCAGAAGTCCGGCGCGCCACGGGGCAGGGGCAACTCCCGCCGGTACCACATCTCCTCCAGCACCAGCCGGTAGACCATGTTGGCAAAGCGGGTCGGGCCGAAGCGCCGGCAGGCGAGGAAGAATTTCCAGTCCTCGAGGCCGCTGGCGCGGGCGGAGGAATAGTTGGTCTCGCTCCAGTCGCGCACGAAGCGCTCGTAGGACACGCCGATGGCAGCGGCCAGGCGGCGGTGCAGGCTGCGCTCGAAGTCCTCGCCGATGCCGCCGTTGTTGCGCGCCGCGTTGAGGCGCAGCTTGGTGCCGATGGGCAGATAGGGCACCTTGACGCCATCCAGGCGCAGGGTGGAGTTGTCCGCATAGACCGCCAGCTGGTCCATCATCCAGTCGTAGTAGGGCACCTCCTCGCGGGTGCCGTCGGGGTTCTCGACACCGATGTACTGGAGCGCCGCTTCGCGGTCGAGATCGCTCTCCAGGGTGGCGGCGTACATGGCGTTGACGGCCATGTTCTGCAGCACCAGGTCGGAATACTGGCGCGTGGTCTCCATGCCGCGCAGCGCCGCCACCACCCGGCTGACGCCGCGGTTCTGGTCGGGCCGATCGCGGTCGAACAGGTGGAGCACCTGCAGGCGGCCCCAGGGCCGGAAGCGGGCGATGGTCTTGGTCCGGTACCCATCCGACATCCAGGTCAGGGTGTCGTCCGGGTGGCTGACGCGGATGTGATAGGCCACGGGCTCGCCGCGCGGTCCCAGCACCACGCCGCGGCGCAGGCTGGGGCCATCCATCACCCCGCTGGGGTTGGTGAGCCGGTCCGGGTCGATGCTCTGGATCGCGGTGCGGTAGGGGCCACGGCCCAGCCATTCGGCGGTGGCGAGGAACTCTCCGGCCTCGAACAACTGGCTGGCCACCAGGCGCACCAGCTGGGTGAAGGGCTGCACGCGCTGGGCGTCCACCCAGCAGTTGGTGTCATCCTCCGCCCAATCCGTGAAGCGCTCCTCGGCGACCTCGGCGAACTCCTCCGCCCAGCTTTCGTCCAGGCGCGAATCGATGCGCCGCAGCAGACGCCAGTTGGGCCGGGCGTTGAGTCGGAACTGGTGGCCGACCACATTGTCCACGTGCACCCGGCGCGCGCCGGCCAGATAGCCGTCGTTGCGCACGTTGTCGCGCACCCGGGCGTCGAGCTGGCGCTTGTCCCTCAGGATGTCGCCGTCGGCGCTCGACAGGCTCGCCGGCAGACGCATCAGCTCGGCACCGGACGGCATGGTGGCGCGATAGGCGTTGGCCTGGGCGCGCAGCGGCCTGCCTCCGGCATCGATGATGACCGGCGCTTCGGGTTGCTTCATGGAATTCTCCGCTGTTGGTGGCCGGCCTTACCAGACCACCCGCGCCGGACCGCGCCGAGTGGTGCCGGCGTCCTTGGCCTCCAGGGCATCGATGGCGGCCTGCAGGCGGCGGCGGTCGCTCTCGCTCATGTTGGCGTATTCGGTCTCGACGCCGTCGGAGTCGCGGAAGCGGCCGACGCGCACCCCCATCAGCAGGTCGTCGCGGGCCTGGCGGAGCTTTTGCAGTCGTGCCTGTTCGGCGGCGGTCAGGGCCATGGATACCTCTCTAGCCGAGTTTGCGCGCCCAGTCGGCCATCTTGCGGGCCCGCCGCTTGGGCGGATCCGCGCCCGGATCGTCGGCGGCGATGAGCGTGTTGTTGATCGACCAGTCGGTGGCGGCCCAGCGGAATGGCTTGCGCCAGTCCATGGTCTCCAGCTTGAGCAGCGTCAGCAGCGCCAGGGCGTAGCCGAGCAGGTCGGTGGTCTCGTTGCGCTTGCCGGGGATCGGCTGCCAGCCCTTGGGCGTGCGCGTCTCGGCGCACAGCTCGCCATAGAACTCGAGCGGCAGCCAGTCGGCGAAGCGCAGCGCGCCGCTGCCCACCGGGGCGCCGTCCAGACGGGCGAAGAGCGCGTCCTTGTAGGCGTTGGTGTTGATGGTCAGCAGCGGGATCTCGCCGCGGGCGCGGGCCTTGCGGTCGCCGCGCTCGGCGTCCGGGAAACTGATCCGGGAGCGCGGCGCGGTCGGCGAGCCCGTACCGCGCAGCAGTTGCACCCGGGTGTGCAGGCCGGCCTTGCGCAGCCGCCGCCACCAGCCGTAGGCGCGCTCGGTGACGCCGGGCTCGCCGTGGCTGTCGATGCCCACCATGCGGATGGGCATGCGCC